AGCTGCAGAGATGTCGGAAGACAATGATGACACTATGTCCTACTTTGCTAAACTTGCAGCTGAAGGTTAATAACTAAGACCATTGTTATTATGAGAAAGGGAGCTTCGGCTCCCTTTTTTTATTGACTAGCATACTTGTGAGCTTCTGCTGCCCAACCAGCTGCAACTTCATCTTCAGATATCATAGCTGATCCGTCACCACCTAGATTGATTACACCAGTTGTGCTATTATCAGTTGTACTATTATCTGAGGCATCAACAGCTATATTGGCTACACTAGCAGCTCTTTCGGCTTCTCTCAAGATTGCGTCTTGATAAGTCATAACTGCAGCTTCTTGTCCTGCTGTTGGTGTTTCTGTCCTTTGAAAGGCAGCTACAGCAGCCTTAGCTGCCTCTATATCATCCGACATATCTATTAGCCAATCAGGTGTAGCACTATCTATGACTTGAACAGCCATGAGTTTTATCTTAGCTGGTATACTTGCTAACCAATTGCCAAAATCTACAAACCCTTGTTTTATTTTATCTCTTGCAGTTGTCCATGTATCTTTAATTGTTTGTAGTAGATTAAAGTCAGGTGCATTCTCATCTGACCAACCAAACTTTTTCATTGCCCAAGTTACAGCAGCATTAAATGGTGTCATTAGAATATCTATTAAACCACCTTCTCCCACAAGTCCAGTCCACAGTTTAGTTAATGCTTCACTAGGATCTGTAAAGAGAAGTTTGACCCAGTCCACAGCTCCTTGTATAACACCAAAAACACCAGATACAAGTTTTTTAATTGTTTCTTCAAAGCTAAATGATTCAAGTTGTTTTACAATCCAACCAGCCATACCCTGACCTTCAGGAATACTACCATCTTCGTTTGTTTCTACACCAAAGAGTTTCTTAATAACCCATGAGATACCTTTTTTAAGAAGATCAAATGGTGCACCAATAAAGCTACCCAGAAATCCTCCAATACCATCACCAAGTTTTGCTATAGATCCATCTGCATCTGATTCTTGATAAGCCTTTACACCATCAAATAAAGACATAAGAAAACCAATAGGCCATAGGATCTTACCTACAATCTTTACAAAGCCTCCAGCCTTACCACCAAAGCCTCTAATAAATTCCATGATCTTTGCACCAGAACCAGTTGCCCATTTGCCAACACCATCTGATACAGCCATTAATGGTCTAAGTAATCTTCCTATTTGGAATGTAACTCTACCAATGATATTCTTTTTAAATAAGCCATCTTTATCTTTTACAGCAAGAAGTTTACCATCTGCACCAAGTCCGAACATTCTTAATGCTCTAATTCTTAAAGCATTCATTCTCATACTAATCTGAGTTGTAATAGGTGCGACTCTTGTAAATCTACCTTTTGCATCTCGAGTTAAAGTACCTTCAGGTGTAAGACCAAACATTCTAAATACCGAGTTACGCATTCTAGTGATACCATTTGATATAACATTAGGTACCAATTTCATTTGAGCAACTTTTTTAATGACTGGTATTTCCCAGCCTCTCAGTCCTGCAAAAGCAAGACCTACAGCAGTAATACCAGCAACTAATGGTAGAATAAGTTTTGCCGGATTAAGTAGAAGTGCAAATGGATTATTATTGCCATCACCGGAATCTGTTTTAAATGCATTAGCTGTAGCTGGGGCAGAGGGAGCAGTTTTTTTATTTTCTCTATCTCGCTCTAATTGATCAAGACGCTCCCGCTGTTGCAGTTTAAACCATTCTCTAAATCCATATGATAAATCGCCAAGGGATTTATTCTGATCCTTGAGCGTTTTGTTTACGTCATCTAAAGTTGCTGTTGCCATTTTGTCTCTCAGCTTCCTGTTTTTGTTCTTTTAACCATTCAGTGAGCATGCTTAAATATACTTCTCTTTCCCATGGTATCATATTGTCTATCTCTGTCAGACTGTACTTATGATGCTGCATAAGAGCAAAGTTGGTCTGATAATAACTTACTAAGCTATTATGAGATAGACCTACGAGAAAAAAGCTTGCATGCCCTCCAATACTGTTTTGTTTTCGTGTTCACAATGTTCGCAAGTAAATTCAACATTATGTTTCATAGCAGGCATATCATCAATAAATTCTCTAATCTTTTGGAACTGACCAGAATTCATCGACTCGATAAACTCATCAATTGCTTCAGGAGCTTCATCCTTCATATCAATACGTTCATCTTCAGTAAGTACAGCTTTAATACATGTTCTAATCATAGCAAAAGTAGCTGCTGATGCATCATCACCCATAATAGTATCATCATTCATCATATTTACATATGCAGGATAACTTAACTCAACTGAAATGGTTGGTGAAATCTCAATGAGTGGAGATACTGTACCACCAGTCATTTTAATATCATCTAAGTTAATAACTGCCTCTGTAGTCTTTTCACACTCTTTACAGACCATCTGCAGCTTGGTAGTCTCGCCTACAGACTTGCCTCTCAATTGAGTAAAGAGATATTCAATATCATATGTGGTAAGTTCATTAACTTTAACGCTGCCATTTGAACAAGCGTCTACAGTATCTGCAATTGCATTTAACATTTGTTTCTGATCATTTGATTCTAGTGCGATCAGCAACACCTTTTCTTCTTTGACCAAAAAAGGTCTAAACCTATGTACTTGCTTTGTCGATGGTACAGCAATTTCAAACTTAGGTTGCTCATTTAGTTTAGGTAGTGCCATTATTTACTCCATTAAATAGATACCCAGTTGTCATAAGACATCTGGACGTTTAGTTCAAGCAATCCATTTTGCTCATTGTTAAGTTGTAAAGCATTCATAGTTGTTGGAAATGCTCTCCTCAGTCTACATTTATAAATTTCTATATCGGTGGTAATGCTTAGATCAAACATCTCGGCAAGTGAATTAGCACTTAGATCGATGTTGAAGTTAATATCTATACCATCCTTTTTTCTTTTAGCAAGTTGTGTGATTAAAATGTCTCTACAGTAATCATTTTTATATTTAATGCCCTGTGTCTCAAAGTCAATAATCATATTCTGCCATGTCTCAAAGTATTCTTTTACGCCATAATCGTTTAAGAGTAAGAATGTCATAGAAACATCTTCCTCTCCATATGCATAAGCTACTTTCCTAGGTCTCATACCAATGGTACGCTCTTGTGTTAAGATTTGTCTGCCAGGCAATACAACATCTTTACATAACACATTTAACTCACGAGAACTTTGTACACCAGGCAATGGAGGTAGATATACCTTCCACATGTTAGCTTGAGCTATACCACCTCTTCGCGATATAAGAGATTTTAGTTGTTCGACGTTATAGCTCATACCATTTTCCTTGAATCTCTATAAACTTTTGTGCTTGATGCCTTTGACCATTGAGCCATAGGTAAGAATGTTGCAATCTCCCATTCAGCTGCTGGTACCATAGAGAACTGTGACCGAACATGAGATGTGAGATATTGTTTAAAGCAAGGCTTAAAGAGTGCATGCTTAGATGAATTATTTAAAACATCATAGCTCAGTCTTAACTTAGTTGATGCATTATACTTATTATTAGATTTTAGATCAATTAATGATCCTAGTAATTTAGCTCGTAACAATGGTGGCAAATAATGTAGATTTAAACCAGTAAAACCACCCTTGGCATCACCAACAATAAAGACAAGAGGAAATGTATCGTAGTATGGTAATGTATCTTTATGCTTTGGATCATAGAAGAACATATACATGTTACCAACAACACTCTCGCTAGTTCGTATTACCTCATTACTTTGCATTAGTTGTTTACGATTAACCCTACGAATATCTCTTGCACGTTGACGAAACCAAGCACGAGATTGATCTGTTCTTGGTGTGACGCCAGCTCTGAAGGCTTCGATTTCTAGGTTTTGGAATAGTTTACTCATAATGTTATTTATATCACTTTTTCTTCTTGCGTGAATATGGTTTTAGTTTCTTAGTAGATTTAGGTTTTATACCCATGGATTCTAAAGTGTTCTCTGTCCAAATCTGAAACCCCCACCCACGATCTGCTGCGAACGTCTGAGCAGCACTCCACTTGTTCATATTCTTTACATAAGTCATACCCTCGGTAATATACCTTTTGGTCTTTCTACCTTTAAATTCTGGTGGTTTAGTTTCTTTCTCTGGTTTAATCTCAATCAGATCAACCTTACCAGTCTTCCATGTTATCTTTAGATCCATAAAGTACCTATGATACTTCTTATCAACTTCATAGAAGTATGGTATCACTACCTCTTCACTAGACCAGTTCTTGACCATAGGGTTCTCGTCACACCACTTAAAACAATGTCTCTCCCACATTGATCTATAGATTACTTTTGTATGATCACCTTTATACTTAGCTGGATTTTTTGGTTTATATTTACCAGAGTATGCCATAATTTACCTTATAAATAATAATGAAAACTTCTACTCTATTTATTAGGTATTTACAATGACTAACAGCACATCATCTTTTCTATTATCTTTTCCAGAAGATCAAGGCTCGTCCGAGTATCCTGGAAAGATAACATTTGAACAAATACATATACCACCTTTAAATGCTGAAAACTTTTTACAAGTAGCAAATACCATTGTAACAGATCCAGAGACAAACGAACCTATTCAATTTGATTCACGTACTCAAGGTGCTAATGAATTGTCTAGTTTAGATCAAGCAGCAGAACTTGCTAGAGGTGCTACTGATCGAGCAGCAATTGATACAGGTTCAGGTATAAGAGTGCAAACTGTAAGAAGAACACCAAGGTCAGGTAATACTGCAACTAATCCAAACACACCAAAGATACAACTATATCTTCCACCAGGCATTAATTTTCGTGATGGTATTTCATATAGTGATACAACTAATCTTGGTGCTATTGGTGCTAGTATAGAAAATTCTCTTAAATCAGGAGACGGTATTGCCAAAGCTGCATTTAATGCATTTGTTAATGATTCAAAAGGTTTAATTAATGGACTAAAAACAGGTATAGGAGGAGATGCTGGATCTCTTGCCGCATTAAAAGTTGCAAACAAGTTTTCTAAGTTTGAAAGAGCTAATGCTGCTTTGGCTTCTGCAACACGTGTAGCTCTTAATCCTAATACAAGAACACTATTCCAATCTGTTCCAGTTCGTAGTTTTGCATTCCAGTTTAAAATGATACCTAATAGTGCATCAGAAGTTAAAGCCATTGAAGCAATCATTAAAAGATTCCGTACAGTTATGTACCCTGAAGAAATTGGTACAGATTCAATCAGCCTTGGTTATAAATTTCCAGATCCATTTGAGATTAAGATGTACTATAAAAATTCAGAAGTCTTTACCAGAATACTCCCATCATATCTAAGAGATATTAACGTGACTTATAATACAAGTGGTATGGGTTTCCATGAGGATGGTGGATTTACAGATTGTGATGTTTCACTTACATTTACAGAATCAAGACCTCTCAGCAAAGATGATGTCGAAAGAGGTGGCTACTAATGTTTTTTAAAAACTTTAATAAAACTTTATATAAGTTTGGTGATAATGAAGCAAGTGTTCTCTTCCAAGTATTAAATACATATGCAGATGTAATCGGTGATGTTCCTAGTGATGTAACATTCTATGAGAAATATACTATACCACAGGGCGAGAGACCAGACACACTATCATATAAACTATACGGTACAACTGATTACTATTGGACATTCTTTCTTCTGAATCAAAAGCTACGAGAAGGTGGTTGGCCATTAGATCAGAGTACATTATTTGATACAGCAAAGATGAACTATCCATATCGAATGCTTACCACAGCCACTAATATTGGTAATACAAACTTTAAGGTAGGTCAAGTTGTTACTGGATCAATCTCTGGTGTTGGTGGTATGATTAAAGAAGTATTACTTGACTTAGGACAATTAGTAGTAGATACAGGTGGTCCTAATAACTTTAATGTTGGTGAGAGTGTAAACGTAGGTGAGGGTGGTGAAACACAAACACTTATATGTTCGGGAGATGGTCCTCAGTATACTGCAGTACATCACTATGAGAATGCAGATGGTGAATGGGTTGATATTGATCCTCATACACAATCAATACCTTCAGGGTATACTGGTGTTTCATATTTAGATAGACTTATTAAGTTTAATGAAGATCAATCAGAAATTGTAACATTAAATCCTAAAGTGGTACGAGAAGTCGTAACTCAATTTGAATCAATCATTAAAGGTTAATCAATGTCTGGTATTACACAAACTCAGTATGGCTATAATACTGTAAAATTTGTTACAGAAATAGAAGGCCAATCGATTGAAGTTGATATCACAACAGTAATTGCCCAACTCAATCTTTATGAGAATTTAGGTAAGTGTGGGATTTCTGGTAGAATTTTGGTAGTAGATTCAGCAAACATCTTTGCACGGTTACAGATTACTGGTGTTGAAAAGATTATAATTGATATGAATGCTATTTTAAATCCTGAGACTACAATACCTATTAAAAGAGAATTTATGCTTACGGCTGTTATAGCTAAAGAAATTGTAAATGATTCTACGATATCATATTTATTTGAGTTACAAGAACCTCATACATTTAAAGGTAAGATTCAAAAAATATCTAAAAGCTATTCCGGAACACCATCACAGATTATAAAAAATATAGTAAGTGGTTTTTTAGATAAAACTGTTAATGTTTTTTCTGAACCAGCTCAGGCAGTTATGTCTGTTATCATACCTTACATAACACCTCTGAGTGCAGCTAAATGGATATTAAACAGAGCAACAGATGAAGACGGGTTTCCATATTTCTTATATGCAACACTTAATAGTGAAGATATTCACTTAAAATCTTTAAGTGATATGATGCAAGATCCGACTAGATTGCAAAAATATTCGTATGGCGGTGCTGTAGCTCATAGCAAAGATGCTGCCCGTTCTATACTTTCTATAGAAAAAATTAAAGGAAATGTTGGTGGTACTACTCTCACATCTATTGTAAGAGGTGCTGTTGGTCAAAGATATGAAGTCCATGATATAACATTTAATAATAAGAACGATCAGCCACAGGTAAGGGTATCAGATTATTTTGATGCTAATCTTTATGATAAAAACTTTACTGTAGACAATAAACCAGTAGATGAATATGAGTCTACCTTTGTGTTTGATATACAAACGCCTAGTATGACTTTTGGTAACAGTTATGGTTATGATGGTGATAATCTAAATAAGCTTGTAACAAAGGTGGTACGTGGTTCTATTCTTACTGCAGTAGGCACTGGTACCTTAACAATCGATGTATCTGCTTGGACATTTATGGCTAATAACTTAAATACAATCGGTAATAAAATAAACATTGAAATATTACAATTGATAGACGGTGTATCTAAGCCAGACAAGGAACAATCAGGAGAGTATCTTATTGTGGAAGCAAAACATAATTTCTATGATGAGAAACATGACCTAACATTGAAAGTGGTGAAAGTATGATTACTGACTTTTATGGTGATAATCTAAGATGGTGGACTGGTATCGTCGTTGATGATGCAGATCCTTATAGGGTGGGCAGAGTTAAAGTTAGAATTTATGGTATTCATAATGAAGATAAGAATGAAGTACCCGATGCTGCACTACCTTGGGCTTCTGTTACAATACCAGCTACTGAAGGTGGCGTATCAGGTATAGGTAGACAAATGCGTTTGCTTCCAGGTGCTTTAGTAATAGGTATCTTTCTGGATGGTAAAAACTCCCAACAGCCTTGCGTTGTAGGTTCTATACCTAGAATAGAACGATCAGAACAAAATAATACAACTCAAGTGGTAAGTGATGAAACAGTACCTAACAATAGTGGAACACCACAACTTAGACCATGGACTGTATCTGATGTTGCACTTGTTGGTAATTCTAATACACAAAAAGCATATAACTTTCTTATCTCGCTGGGTATGTTTACTCCAATAACCGCTTCTGCTGTTGTAGGAAACTTTCTAAAAGAATCAGGTATGGAACCAGACATTGTATCAGGAGTGCGTGGAGAATCGTCATATGGTATTGCTCAATGGAATCCAGATGCTGGAAGATTACAACAGCTTGAAGCATTTGCTGCCGAGAGAAGGTTATTAATAAAGGATCTCAATACACAGTTACAATTCTTTGTACATGATTTCTCTGTCTTATCTCCAGCGTTCTTCCGTTATAATGAATTTCTTGCAATGACAAACGTAAATAGGGCTACAGATTTCTTCTGTGATCATTATGAGAGACCTAATGCAGCTGCAGCTGATAAACCTACACGCAGAGCATATGCAAGACAAACTTTGGAGACTTATAATGGCAATTGATTTAAAAATTCTAAATGCTCTGCTCGGTGGTGTTACAAAAAACTCTAACATAAGTGATATTCTTGTAAAGGCACAACCAGCATCTAGTCAAGTAACAACACAATCGCAGACCACACTTACTGATGCCGATACTGTTGTAGATGGCATAAAGGCTTTATCTCAAGCAACAGATATACCAAATCAAGAACTAGGCGCTGCAATAGATGCTATTGTAGAGATCACAGGAGATGTGCCAGGATTAGCTGATAAGTTAGTTGGTGATGTTTCAAGTGCCTCAACTCCTCTTACAGCTATTACTGGTACAGCACCTTCAAATGGTAAACTAAAACTAACTATTGGTTCTGGTGCTCCAGAGGCTGTTGCTCGGGCTCTGAAACTAACTGCTTCAGCATCAGCTAGTGATGTAAAAGGTGTTTTACAAAATTTAGCACCAGCAAGTGCAGCTGAAGCTATTAGTAAAATAGATGATACTATTAATAGTGGTATCTCTACATCAACTGGATTTAGCGCTGCTGCATTAAAGTTTAATACAAATTTTAATAATCTATTAGGGTTTAGTGGTGGTGATATTGTCACTAACCTTATGAGAAAACTTAATGTAGAAAATGATAGAATTTTAGATAATCTATTATCTGGTACCACTGTGAGTAAAGATAGTGTTATTGATTTAATTTCTAAAGGTCAAACAGATAAGGCTATTAAACTTATAACAGACAATACAGATATAGACCCTGAATTGGTAGAAGAACAAATAAATCTAATTAAATTAGATCCAGCAACTGAGGTAACTTCCTCTGCTACTAATATTAAAGCTAATTCACTACCAAAATTTAGAGTTGGTTCTAATGAGAATACATGGACTGGTGGTAAATCAACTGAAGGTATGTTTACTTATTGCGATGGGCCAGAAGAATTAATTGCTGAGATGAGAAATACCAGTAGAAAAATCACAAAGGTCATTACACATTGGTCTGAAACATATAATGGACAAGACATTGGCTCAGAAGAAATAAATGATTGGCATGTTGGTGCGTCTAATGGTGGTATTGGTTATCACTATGTTATTAGACGTGATGGTAGATTACAAAGAGGCAGACCTTTAGGTAGAGAAGGTTATCATGCAAGAGCAAACAATAATGATGTTAACTCTATAGGCATTTGTATCATTGGTGGTTATAACTGTTTACCAAAAACACCTAATCCACAACAGTATCTTTCTTCGGATAGTTTTACTTCACTACAAATGTTAACTTATAAAATGTTTGTACAATCTTTTTATGATGTATGGCCTGGTGGAGATGTTTTTGGACATAATGATGTTGATTCATTTGCACAAGATCCTGGCTTTAGTGTGCCACAATACATTCTTTCGACATTTAATAGAAAAAACGGAGTATAGATTATGACAACAACAAAGGACGGTCTCCAAGATAGAATCCTTAAATTTGGTGAAGGATATACTGAAGGGCAGGGTACACAAGGAGATGCTTGGTCAGATCCTAATAAACAATATCCTAGAACAAATTATGATAATCAACCCTCTACAAATGAAACTGTAAGGTCAGGATTACAGCATAACCTTAAGATTGGTGCTGGTGTAAACTTACCACCATTAGGTTCAAGTTCACCTAATAATTCTGATACTAATCAGACAGTGAGTGGTCATGTATTTGAGATGAATGATACACCAGGTGCCGAACGTGTTCTTATAAAACATAATACAGGGTGTGGTATTGATATTAGACCAGATGGTACTATTGTTGTTATTGCTGGTGCTAGGAAGGTAGAAGTTACACACGGTGAACAAACTGTTGTAGTAGAAGGCGATGGTACACTTACATATAAAGGCAATCTAACACTGAATGTAGATGGTGACTTTGAAGTCAACTGTAATAACTACAAAGTAAGTGCCAAGGGTAATAAGACAGAAAATATTGAAGGCAATAGTAGAACAAGTGTATTTGGCAATTTTGGTCATAGAGTATCCGGTAACTTTTCTCAGACTATCGCTGGGTCATCAGTAAATACGTTCTTAGGTAACACTACGAACGCTATTAAGGGAACATACAAGAATGCAGTAGAAGGTGATATTATACTAGCATCATCTGGTACTATAGAACAAACTGCTGAAGCCAAGATACAACAAGCATCCCCTGATATTAATGTGGCAGCACAGTCACTCTCACTGTTTGGTGATACTGGTACTATCGGTGGTGAGAATATCATTGCTTATGTAAAGAACATCTATGGCGTATCTGGTGACTTTAG